GCCACAAAATGTGACACCTTTCTTATTGGTTGGTTAAAAGGGTAGATCTTGCTCCACTTCTCTACCTGCTAAATGATCCTCTACTGAGGTATCGGTTTTTAAGCTTGGTTTCCAAGTCGATAATGCTCCATACAGTTTACCTCCTTTACTTTCACAGATTTCTAATCTACCGTATCCTTTATTCGCATCAAACACATCTTTGTGATCGATTAACATTTGCGAAAATTGTTTAACATCGAAGTTAATGCTGTATTTTACAAAACTAACATTTCCTTCATTAACAAACATACCTTTGATTAATTCACTTGCTTTACTCATTTTAATTTATTTTAGTTATTATTGCTTCTTGTTTTATTGGTTTTTTAAAACTTTCACTTTCGTCTTCTCCAAAAACTCCAAGTTCATAAAATCCTGTAAGTTTCAGTACCGCTCTAGACATAGCTCGTTTCTCAGCCATTTCTGCGACATACCAAGTACTACAGTTTCCATCCTTGAATCCTTCTCCTTTTAACGCAGATCCAAACGTCTCAATTAGTTTCCCTTTTTTCTCTGCATTTGCTTTAAATACAGCATAGTTTGGTTCACATCGTATTACTTCATAATTTATATGTATCTGTTCTATTGCTTGTATTTTGTCAATGCCTTGACGTGTTATTATTGTGTAGTGTTGATGTTTAAAAAAGTCATCTTTACTTAAATCGTATTTTACATACAGTTCTTTTAACTTATCTTTATTCATTGTTCTTTGTTTAAATATTCTACTTCTAGGATAGCTTCTAAATATTGCACTCTACTTTCAAGCGCTTCTATTCTTGCATTAAGGTAGTCAATCATTGATGGGGTTGCTGCTCGTTTAACGTCTTCAGAATAAGTCATCACATTTCTACATTAAAATATTCATAAGGATTTCTAGTTGATCCGAATAACGCATTCATATTGTCTACAGTTATCCATCTAAGGTCTTTAACGTATTCAGTACGCTCTAGGTCATCTATAATAGATCCTACAAATGCAGGATATTCTAGATTCCTTTTTTCGATAATTTCAAGGTAAGGGGTTTTTAGCTTTTTGATTAACATAATTTTAGTCTTTTAAATTATTATACAGTAAAGTTAATTAAAATAATTGAATAAAAAAAATAAAATATAAAAAAAAAGGATTGCTTTAAAAAAAACAACCCTCCTTTTTGAAGAAATCAATAGATAACTTAAAAGACAACCAAATATACAAATAAATTATAACTCTGCAAGTTTTTTTTTGTAAATATCTATTAATTCTAAAAGATCCTCATTGCTATACTTTACTGTTTTGTTACTCAGTAGGTTAAGTTCTTCAGCTAATCCTTCACGTATATATAAGTCTAAATTTCTACCAAACGTATATTGTTCGCCATATCTAAATACATTGCAACCTGAACATTGGACTTGACAATTGTCTTCATTCCATCTAGTTGCATAATGTTTCCTAGATTGAAAATGTCCACATTGTAAATTTTTCCAATGATCTTTTTTGCCACACGTAAAACATTCAGATATATCGTTTTTTGCATATCTGCGTCTAATATATTCACTAAATATAGTGTCTGCTTTTTTTATTAAACTACTACGTGTTGGTTTTTTAGGCATTACATTATAGCGTTGTCTAGTTTTTCTATTAAGTGTCGTATCTCGCTACGCTCAAACTTTCCCGTTACTTCAGCGTTATATGTTTTGAATGTTAGGTAGTACATATCTTTCTCAGCTTCGTGTTTATTTTCCTTTTTTCCTAGATACTCTATTTTTAGGTCAAATTTCATAATTATAGTTTTATTGCGTATACTGTAATAACTTGTTTTTTTGTCTTTTTAGATTGCCAAAAAATAAACTTCCAAACAATTTGCGTCAAAGTTATGTGTTTTTTTTTAGAAATTCAAGTTTTTAAAAATTATTTTTTTTGAATAACTATTTTTTCTGCAATTTTCTCAGCACTACGACCTACTACATATCCACCAATTCCAAGTTGTAAAAGATCCCAAAACTCATTTTCTAGGGGTGGAATATCAAAGTTAAATAAAGGTGCGATAAATTTAACGTAAATAACTATAAAGCCAAAGGATAACATTAATATAGGTCTCCAAGATCTTTGTAGCCAATTACCCTTAGCTTCAGCTACTATAATCTCAGTTTGCATTTTCTGTAACTCTAACTCTTTTTCCTGAATAATACGTATAAGTTCGTTTTTAGCTAACTGTCTTTCTTCATCGTTAGTAAATATGTTGTCTATGACTTTACCTATTTCGTTTATAACATTACCTGTAAGAAAGTTTAATATTTTTTTCATTGTACTCTTATTTGTATTTGTATAATAAGTAAAAATAAATTCAACTCATAAAACTCAATTTCCAAATCAGGATCAGGAACGTAATATGCCCAACCTAATAACAACCCACTTTGTATACGATCAATTATTGTTATTTCCCAATTCAAAACTTATCGCTTATCCATTTATACTCTCCTTTAGCGTCAAAACTTGGACAATCCTTAGAACTAAAGTCTCTATGCCCATATATTTTAGAACTAGGGTACAACACTTTAAGATAGCATAAAAATTCTTCCATTCTGTCTTTTTGCTCACGTGTCCTAGTGTCTTCAGGATTTGACATATCAGAACTCATTCCACCTACATAAGCAATTCCAATACTATCTGCATTATGCCCCTTTGTATGCGCACCTACTCTTTCTATTGGTCTCCCAATTTCTAATTTACCATTTAATGTAATAACATAGTGGTATCCTATGTCACTCCACCCTCGATCCAAATGCCATTGACGAATTTCATCAACAGAAATTTCTCTGCCTTTTGGTGTTGCAGTACAATGAACTATAATTTTATTGATCTTTCGCATTTTTGTTTTTATGCGTTTCGTATATTTTCTGAATAGTGTATATAATAGACGCTAAAAGAAGTATTATCTTTAAACTATTCTCTACTGCTGTAAAACTTATACCTAAAGAGATAGCGTTAAAAACTGCTAATCTCAAATCGCTTATACTCATAACATTAGGCTTTTTAACAGGTTGTTCCATTTCATTATAAGATAAAACTTAAATTCCTCTAATTTGTTTGCTATATATCGTAACCCCTTTATCATTTGTTTACATTTTATTAGTTAAATAATCTACACCATAAAAGCTATGCAACCCCTCATCGCTTGGTGTAACTGCATAAGACTTCCACCCGTATGGGTGTTCTTCTAATCCTACCCACATAACGTCTATATGATATTTTTCGCTCAATTTAGGTGGTGTAATTTCGTTACCCTCTGCATCAGTTTCTCCCTCTTGCAGTATTACGTTACCAAGTTCTACAATAGCGTGATGGTGTGTAGGGTTTCCGTCTTTATCTACTCCTAAACCCTTTATTTTATCTTTAGCTTGTTGCTCATCAACAAACTCATACTTGGCTATCTTTATCATTCCATTATAATTTTTTTAATTCTACCCTCACTTATTGTATATGTTGCAGGTATTACGCTTATTACATTTGTAGTATTGTCTTCAAAAGTTTCTGTAATTGTTGTTACTCCACTTGGCACTGTAACGCTACAATCGTCAATAGTTCGTGTTGTAGGACTTCCACTTGTAAAAATTAAACTTGACGGGTCTGCATTTACTAATTCTAATTGCGCACCCCACATCAAAAAATCCAAATCACTATCACTTGAGCTTATTGCACCTATGTAAGCATATTTTGTATTAGCAAGTCTAAATCCTGTAAATTGTAGTCTTGTCCATTCAGTTGTAACTGTTCTTGTTGTAGTACCACTTGACTGTCCATAAAATGCTATTACTTGACTACTCCCTGTATTACTTTTTGCATAAAAACTAACAGTATAATAACCGCCTCCACTTCCGTCTGAAGCAGTTGTAGGTATTTGTATTAAAGAGTAATTAGTACCCGTTACAGAAGTTTGAAATCTCGATGCAGTAAAAGTCCCATCAGGTGCTACTGCATAATTAGAAGTTTTAGTAGGCAAAGGGTTACTACCTCCCACATTAGAATAACCTGCCATATTTTTGTTATTGGTGGCATAGTTTGTACTTTCAGCTTCTAAAAGTAATATAGGACAGTTTTCACTACTCCAATCTAATCGTGGTACGTTATTTACTACTTCTTCAATAAGTCCATCCTGTCTTACTCTTGTTCCGTAGCTTGACCTTGAAAAAGTAAAGTCTCCACTTGCATCATTGGGCAAAATAGAATAAACTTTACTTGTTTTATATCCGCTTGGTATTAATGCTAATATCGGGTTGCTCATTATCTTTCAGTTATTATTATTGTAGTTGCCATATATCTCCACATACCATTTGCATACCACCTAATAGTTATCTTTTCTCCTGCATTTATTGGCGCAGTAGTGTCGAAGTCAAATGTTAAAATCATACCCTCACTTGGTGTATATGATAAACTTTTTGAAGCTACTAAAGTATTTAAGTTTTTGTAAACATAAGCAGTTGAGGTATTCCCATCAGGTGTACCATAAGTGCTATATTTATTTGCAGCAACTGATATACTACTAACATAGCAATCAAAAGGTACAGGAATAGTGCCATACGCATAAGGGAACGCAGTACTCATACCATTATCATATAATGTATTAGTAGAAGTATTACTATGATAGTGCCTCCAATTAAGTATCAACTTCTCAGATGTGCTACCCCTACTTATATTTTGTTTTGATATTTTTTGAGCAATGTTACCTATCATATTGTAAGATCGTAATAAATTCCACCCCAACCGTCTTCTTCAACATAACCCCAATAGGTACTAGCGTATATATTTCCGTAACTCATCTTTATTCTTTTTAATAAACTTTTCTAGAAGTTCTATGTTTTTCTTTTTTGGTTTGCTTTTTCTTTTTACAATACCCATCCTACAAAATTTGCATCACGATCAGGATACATATCCTCATTTTCATTTTGGTTATACTCAGGAAACAAAGCGTTATTAAAACACATATAGTCAATAAAACGTCTAGTGTAAAATTGAGCAAAGTTTCTGTGCTTGTCTACAAGTGCATCAATTTCTGACTTAGTTGCATTTGTGCTATTTTCTGAGTTATGTTTATATACTCCACCATTGGCTATTTGATACGCACTAAATGGCAGGTAATCCACCATAGCGTAGTGGATTAACATATCTTTTATGTAGTCTTGGACTAAAGTCAAGTAATTACCTGATAATGTATCAGATAAAATATCACTACTAATTTTATCATACAATGCACCACCTAAGTAGTTTTGTATATGAATTTGTTGTGCAATCTTAATAAACTGAATAAATTTATCAGTATCTACGTTGCCATCAATAAAAGAGTTTTGCTTTAAATCTTTTGGTGTTATAAACAGTGCTGTTGCCATATTATTTTTTCCAATTTGGGTGGTGTCCGTTGTTTGGCATATCTATTGGTGCTGTAATCGCTTCCTTACTACCTCTTGGCTCTATATTATAAGTCTTTGGAATAGTGCGAGTTCGCTTGTAGTCGCTAAATTGTGGACTTTCAATTGTTTTATCTTTTAATCTAAATAGTACTTTTTTCCATATATGACCACAATTAACTCCACCTTTATACTTGAATAAGTCATAAGGCTTCCCTTTGTGTCCAAATGTTTTATTTACTCCCTCTCTACTTGCTTTATCAATGTCTTCTAGTCTGTAAATCGCAGGAAGTCCGTTACTATCTGTTTTTTGCATCATAACAGAACAAAAATCTCTACTTTTTTGACTGCTATATTTCTCAAAGTATTTATATCGAATCTTATAAAACGACTTATCTAAGTAACTAAATCCACTAGGCTTACCTGTAATCGTTTCTAGCATTTGTTTTGTTAAACTTTGTTTAGGGTTTACTAAGTAGTTTACCCACGTGTCTTCATCAATATCTGCTTCAGCTTCAATTTCATCTACATACTCCCATTCACTTCCAAGTTCATCGCTAACTAAATTCTCTAAAATAGCATTTGACAATTCTTCAGTAAGTTCGATTTGCTCAGACATTTTTACTCCTGTTTCTTCTTCTTGAGTTTCATCGTCTACTAAATTGCTGTCTATTTCCGTAAATTCAAGTGGTTGCAGTGTTTTAAAGTACAAATTAAGCGAGATATTATTTACAGCTAGTATCTTATCGAACGCATCGAGTAAAACTTCTTGAAATGGACGTATTACAGTATTATCCATTAATATACTTGCAGTCTTTAACTCATCAGCGTTATTACCTAACCCACTTTGATCCTTAATTCCCAACAACATTGGACTAACTACTCTATGCGATACCATAATTTTTCGCATACTTTCATCACTTAAGAATTGATATTGGTTATGTGCATCAGACAATTGAACGTCTGTTATGGTACTTTGACTTTCTGAGTTCTCGTTAAAACTAAGAATAAATTTACCTGCATTGCTTGATCCTGAATACTTGTCATAAATACGCTGTTCAATCAATTGACGTTCTTCTTCATTTGGGACTCCATTATTGAAATTGATTAACATACTTGGTGCTAATCCGTTACTTATGTTGTTTAAGTGATAGTTAGATATTTCTTCTTCTAATTCTGCATATTGTAAACCACCCTGATAATCAACAGGACTAAAATAATAGTGACCTGCTACATAAGGTTTAACATATAAAATCTCAATAGCTTCTTTGCTTGTGCCAAATGCAGGTATGCGTTGAGGTTTATCATTTGGTTTAATATTCTCCCAATCGTGAAAATAGTAAAATGCTTTAATATCTCCGTCTTCATCGCATTTCTCCATTGCTAAAGTTTCAACAGGCATATGCTCTACTTGTGCGATTTTAGTCCTATCCTTAGAATAAATAACTTGTATTGCACATTGCCCCATCAACTTAAGATCGTAAGTTAATTTTCGAACACAGTCTTTATGTAAAAGCGCTATTGCTTGTGCATACTGCTCAGGTTGTTTATTGCTATCGGTTGCGTCTATTCCCTTGCCATAAATCATTTGGCTAATACCATTAATAATAGCATTATTGGTAGGACTGCCTTTATACCTGTCTAACAGATAGTTAAAGTACTCATTGTTTTTTCCGTATGTTACCCACTCTTTGTTTTTCTCGATTTTAATATCAGGATTAACGTAGTTGCTTAGGTTTAAAAATTGTATGTTTTTGCTCATATTACAATATAATCATTACTGCTTGTCTCTTTCTCTATATACTCATCTTTATTGATTGAATACATATTATTATTTACTTGGTCAATCACTTGATTTGTAACAAACAACTTGTCTTTGTACAAAATAGCGTTGTCTGTTGTACGTTTAACTCTAACTGTATAGAATCTATCCTCTTTTAAATTTGAGTACGCCAATTCTGCCTTAATATAGTCCCCTGTACGTGTAAAGGTTGCTGCTGTGTTTGTAGCATCAACTAAAGTGATGTCATCAGTCAATACAACTTCTACGTTTGTAGTGTCGTATATACGAGGAATAAAAAACATATCCTGAGTGCCTGTGCTTGTTGTAAATACTATCATACTAGTATAACGATTTACAATTGTAATTTTGCAACTTAACATAAAAAAACCCCTCATTATTGAAGGGTTGTTTAATTATTGTACGTTTTAAAAATGTGGATCTCTATATCTATTAAAATTTATTATAATATCTTTGCCCTGTTCTAAGGTTTATTATACGCTCTCCCTTTTGAGAATTTGCTCTTTCGTAAACAAATTCAACGTGTTCTAATGCACATTTATCTGCGTCCTCGTGTGACATTCCTTTTGCTTCGATACAAAAATCATATTTCATATCGTATACAGTTTTTTCAGTTCCTTTTAAATCGTTGTAAGTTTTCATTTTGTTTGTCTTTTAAGTATTTATTAATATTGATACTGTAAAGATAATTAAAAAAAGTTAATAAAAAAACATAATAGTAAAAAAAATTAAAAAAAAATTAGTTTTAATCTAATCT